AAAGGAATAAGTAATGGAAGCAGCAATTATACTAGGATTATTAGGTTATGGTATGCATCAATACATTGATCATAATGATAAGCCGACTACACAATATGTTTATTCTACTCAAACAACCGAAGATGTTGAAAGCTGGGCCAAAATTAATAATCAAATTAAAACAATTGCTCAAGTTGATTGGTCGAAAGCTGGCAATTCAAAGGTTGGTGATTCTCCTGAAACAGGGGTTCAGTGGGTATTCGTTACAGGCGGAGAATAATGAAATTTAATCCATTAAATCCTACAGTTCAAATGCTTGGTCGTTGGCAGCCATGGCATGATGGTCATTCAGAACTATTTAAACGATGTCATGCTATGACCGGTCAAGTTGCTATTATGATTCGACAGGTTCCAGAGAAACGGGAAGCAAACTCCCGTGTACCTGGGCAAGACGATAATCCATTTGATCTTGAGACGGTAAAACAAAATATTATTGATGGTTTAGCAAAAGAAGGGTTTACTTTTGATGAAGACTTTGTTATAATAGTATTACCAAACATTGTTGACATTAGTTATGGTCGCGGTGTTGGTTATACATTTACAGAGCATCAATTTGGTGAAGAGATTACAAGTATTTCTGCCACCAATATTAGAGCGCAAATGAGAGAAGAAGGTAAACTTGCAAGCAAATCTTGAACAGACGATCTTACGAAATCTTTTAACTGATGAAAACTATATGCGTAAGGTATTACCTTTCATCAAGCCGGATTATTTCGAAGGTGTTTATCGTATATTATTTAAAGAAGCTGGTAAGTATGTTGGTAAATACAATAAACTGCCAACTGCTGAATCTTTTAAAATTGAACTTGATCAAACTGATAAACTAACCGGCGAACAGTATACAATGGCAGTTGATATTCTGCCACAACTGTTTACCGGTGAACAGATTGACAATCAATGGTTACTTGACACTACAGAAAAGTGGTGTCAAGATAGAGCCATATATAATGCTATTATGGAATCGATTTCTATTATTGATGGCAAACATGAAACAATGACAAAGGGTGCATTACCAGATCTTCTTAGTCAAGCTCTTGGTGTTGCATTCGATACAAATGTGGGTCACGATTATGTTGAAAACTATGAAGAACGTTTTGACTTCTATCATACCGAAGAAGATCGTATCCCGTTTGATCTCGATTATCTTAATCGTATTACAAAGGGTGGTGTACCGCGTAAAACACTTAACATTGCCCTTGCAGGTACTGGCGTTGGCAAGTCTCTATTCATGTGTCATGTTGCTGCTGGTGCTTTGGTAGAAGGCAGAAATGTCTTATACATAACTATGGAAATGGCAGAAGAAAGAATTGCAGAACGTATCGATGCTAATCTTCTCAATACACCGATCGATCAGTTGTCTAATATGTCACGCGAAATGTTTAAAAACAAAGTTGAAGACATTGCTCGTAAGACAGCAGGTAAATTGATTGTAAAAGAATATCCTACTGGATCTGCTCATGCTGGTCATTTTCGTGCTTTGTTAAATGAACTGAAGCTTAAACGTCAGTTCGAACCAGATATTATTTTTATTGATTATCTTAATATCTGTGCATCATCAAGAATGAAAGCTATGGGAGGATCGATCAATTCTTATACATACATTAAGGCGATTGCTGAGGAACTTAGAGGATTGGCGGTGGAGTTTAATGTACCGATTTTCTCGGCGACTCAAACGACTCGGTCTGGCTTTGGTAATTCGGATGTCGGTTTGGAAGATACATCTGAGTCTTTCGGCCTACCAGCTACGGCGGATCTTATGTTCGCTCTTATCGCGACTGAAGAACTTGAGCAGCTTGGGCAAATGATGGTCAAGCAACTGAAGAATAGATATAATGATCCAACACAACATAAAAGATTTGTTATTGGTGTAGATCGATCTAAGATGAGATTATATGACGTCGATATACAAGAACAAACATTAACAGACGATACTCCAGTTTTTGATAACACAGAAACAGGACAAAGGTTTAAGGATTTTAAGCTATGAGATATAAAGGACCAACAGTAAGTACCTTTTGGGGTGATGAAAATTATTCTAATAGAATGGCGCACGTTATGCTTAATGAAATGGGATTTTACGTTGATATGTACAAAGATGAAAAGCTTATTGAAAGCAGACCGCTGTACGAACATAGTGAGATCTATGCAGAAAATGCTGCAGAAAATTATGTATTAGGAATTCTGAATCCATGAATGTAAAACTAATTAGTTATTCACAAGGGGAAAAAAATGAAAGTCTCCAAGACATCATTGCCTATACGGCCCGTGTCTCGAATCCATCCAACCAAGACAACACCGAAACGTCAGAAAGACTATTACGATATCTCATCCGAGAAAAACACTGGTCACCATTTGAAATGGTTAGCGCTTGCTTGGAAGTAACTACAACGCGTGATATTGCAAGACAACTACTACGACATAGATCATTTTCTTTTCAAGAGTTTTCTCAAAGATATGCAGATCCTACTAAGGATTTAAATTTTCATATGCGAGAAGCAAGACTGCAAGATACAAAAAATAGACAAAATAGTATTGAATTATCTGATATGATGGATAGTGATCAGAGAGTTGATTTAGAACTTAATTGGTTACAAAAACAAGCAGGAGTTATAAATGAAGCAAAGAAAGCCTACGAATGGGCTATTGAAAGTGGCATTGCTAAAGAACAAGCTCGTTCAGTTCTACCAGAAGGTATTACAGACTCTCGACTATATGTCAACGGAACCATTAGGTCCTGGGTCCATTACATCGACTTACGCTCTGGAAATGGCACGCAAAAAGAGCACATCGAAATAGCACAGCAATGTGCACTTGCATTGAAACCTATTTTTCCAATGATTATGGAGTTTTGCCATGGCGCAGATAGATTATAAATTTGATGAAAAGAATCTTATTACTGAATTTCAAAAGTATATTGATTCAACATATAATTCACATTACTCAAAAGACAAGTTCCAAGCCACGGAGTTTATTATCGATGGTGGCCATGGAACAGGCTTTTGTATTGGCAATGTGTTAAAGTATGCGCAACGTTACGGTAAGAAAGGTAGTAATGAAGACGCACGTAAGGATCTTATGAAAGTTCTTCATTACGCTCTTATTCAGTTGCATGTTCATGACACGTCACAGTAGTAGGTTTCCACTTATACATTAAAAGCCATTCTATTTTTGCTTTGTGATATTCGCACGTCTGTAGATCTGAATAAGTTAGATTATCAAACGTGTGAATTGTAGCACCTATTTGAATAATAATCGCGAATAACAATGGATATATCTTTCTTTATTTAATTTTGTTTTTCTTTCAATATCTGTTTCTTCATAAGGAACATAGAAATTTTCTACTTTGTCATAGGCAATTGCACCATAAAATACTAGTCCTATTAGATAAGTCATGATTATTAAGAAAAGATATATCACGCTGCATACATTGCGGCAATAAGAGCTCCGCCACCCATAATTACACATCCAGCAATAATCATAAACGTCTTAACCTGTTCCCAAAACTCTGCATCTTCTCTACGCTTTTTAATTGCAGCCTGTTTTGCAGCTTCTTTTGCTTCTGCAATTCTTTTAATTCTTTCATCAATAATACTTTGCCAAGTTCCCGGGCCGAATCGAAGATCTACTAGAGTTCTCATCTCTTGCATTTTTTCTTCAACTAACTTAGCGTCAATCATTTCTTGTGCTACGCTATTTATTCCAAATTGATCTGCAAGTCCAGGCTTTGACTTTTTATTCCTGTCTTTTTGCACATCTTCATTTCCGCGAAATAGTCCATCAATTGCGCCAGCTATTTCACCTACATCTTTTGCGGTATCGATATTTGATTTTATGAAATCAACGCTCGCCTTTACAAGCGAGATTCCAGCCAGTATCTCTGCTACTGCCATCTTGATCTACCTTTGTTTTGGTTAGATAGATGTAATTCAATTTTAGAATAAAACTCACTCTCGTTATTATTTATATGTACAAGCGCTAAAATATGTGTTATAATATAAGTATAAATATAGATGATTCAGTGAAGCTGGATGGATGTAGGCTGGACGTGGGGGCAGTACCCACCGCCTCCACCATAAGGAGTCTTATAATGGATGAAGTATTATTGTGGCAGTTTAGACAAAAATGTGTAGAATATATTTGCATCAATAACTACTCAATATATCACGCGAGACTCATTATGATGGGGGCGAAATAGGATCGACAGATACGAGAAGGCAGTGGAGAATCAAAAAAGTAAATGCAAACGATAACTTTGCTCCTGAGATGCGCCTAGCGGCATAATCTCTGGGCCCGCAGGAGCCTCGAAACAGAATCCTGCAACTTATTTTTAAGGAGAAATTATGCCACCACGTAATCATAGTAATTGGACTAAGACGCCAAAGGTAGAATATATTAGCAGTGAATGCTATAATGATCATAGCATTTATCTACGTGAACAAGAAGAAATCTTTTCAAAGGTGTGGGTTCCTATGTGCCACATCAGTGAGATGTATAATAAAGATGACTATCGTACTACACAAATTGCAGGTCAAAATGTAATTGCATGGAATACTGGTGACGGTATTAAGGCAGCATATAATTTACAAATGCAATCACCTGCTGGCAATCAAGTCTCTATTGATAGAGGTTGTGGTAAAAAGCTACACTGTGAAGTCAAACATGGTGGTATGGTATGGGTAACACTTGATCCCAATCCTACACAATCAGTTGATGAATGGACAGCGGGTGCATTTGATTGTATTGCTGATGCTATTGACACCGAAGAGATGGAAGTTTTTCATTACCATAAAGCAGTTATAGATACTAATTATAAATTATGGCATGATACAAACAGCGAATTCTATCATGACTTTATGCATTATTTTAATCGTGTGTCAGGATTCAACGATGAATACTTTGCCAGAAAAAATATACCATTCGATAATGGCCACGTTAATGTTAGTTCATTTACAGTCAACTACGAAGAGTATGATGGGTTTGAGGATAGAGGCGAGCTTAGTTTCCCTAACCTCCCACCAAATCAATGGTATATGGTTGATTTATTCCCTGGATTTAATTTTAATTTACGCGGTAGCGCTTATAGAAGCGACAGCGTCACACCTCTTGGGCCAAACAAAGTACTTATTGAGTTTAGAGGGTATGGTCTCAGAAAAGATACGCCAGAAGAAAGGCAAACTAGAATAAAACACCATAACTCTATATGGGGACCATTCGGTCGTAACCTACATGAAGATTTAATTGGTGTTGCAGGTCAAGGTACTACTATGAGAGAAGGTACAGAATCGAGAAACATTCTACACGGTCGCCATGAAAATTCTACAATTCATGATGAAGTTGGAATGAGACATTATTACGAAGCATGGGGAAATATGTTGGGCGTAACTCCAATGAATCCTTTACAATTTGAAAAGGCAAAGGCTGCATAATGGCTGAAGAAAAAAAGACTGGTGTTGTGGTTAAAAACGATCATAACGAATTCGAGTTGTTGTTAAGATTTTTAGGCAATGAATTAATTGCAATTAGATTGGCAGCAACAAACTTTAATGGTAAGTTGATTATGTGGAGTATTGTCCTTATGATCTTTACGTTTATGATAATGGAGGTTTTCGGTCTGAGCGCAATGCTCGGTTTCGGCGATATGGGATAATGACAAAATTCGGTAAACAATTATTAGCCGCATGGATTTTTTCTATTGGCGTTATAGTATTAACTAACCTAGCTTTTGCTGCTCCGTATTGGGCACAAAAGCCTATTCAATGCGCTTCTCCGGGAGAAGTATTTAATAGATTGGATAGAGATGGTCTCGTACCATTATTTTCTTCTACAGGAAATGCTAAAGTAGAAGATAACATTTATACTAAAATGTATGCTATGTTGTATAATCAAGACACCGGTGCGTGGGCCTTTATAGAATTTTTTGATGAAGAAACAACATGCGTCATAGTAGTCGGCGAAGGTGTAGACTTTGATGTACAAGGCGAAGAAACAAAAGCACCGTACTAAAATGTATTAGGAATTTTAATATGAGTTATAATAGTTTATTATCTTTTGGTGACTTGATACCTTTAAAATTAAAGTGTAATGTTAAGAAGTTATTTGACGAAACGGAAGAGTTCGTCTATCTAAAATACAATCCAAGAAAAGATATAGAAAGATACGGTTTAAGTATTACCAGTTTAGACGGTTCTTTAAATGGTATAGATTTAGATTCTATAAAAGAATATAATAAAGAAAATAATACTGAATATGATGAGTTATCTTTTAATAAATTTACAGATGTTTATAATATTAGTTCAGAAATACAAAAAATAGTAGAACCATTTAAAAATCATATAGGTCGTTCACACATTTTACATTTGGCAAAGGGTGGTTATTTTCCACCTCATAGAGATTTGCCTGTGTATGTAGAACAACAGAATAGTTTAAGAGTATTAATACCTTTGAAAGGTTGTAATCCACCAGATATGTATTTTATGTACGAAGATAAACCATTACATTTTGAACATGGTAGGGCATATTTTTTAAACACAAATAAAGCACATAATCTATTTGCATTTAAAGATAGTTATATGATAGTATTAAATATAAAAACAAGTGAGCAAGTGTATCAGATTTTAGGAAACAATTTCCAGGCGAGTTAATTTGACGTTTTTATATATTTACATTTTGTATTACACTATGGTAACTATTGGAATTACTTGGGGTTATCACCGATGTTTTGCACATAATGAAATAAAAGTAAATTTAGTAATCGAATGTATAATGCTTTATTTTGGATTATTGTGTGGAGGACAGTCTGCATTAAGTTGGTGTGGTGTTCATAGAATGCATCATGCCTATTCAGATACACCACAAGATCCTCATAGTCCATTATATAAAAAATGGTATGAAATAGTTTTTTCGAGTTGGAAAGTAAAAAATATTCCAAGGAAATTTGTAAAGGATCTATATGAAAATCCTAGGGTAATGTTTTTCCATAAGTATGGTTGGCCAATAATAATATCAACATGGGCATTGGCAATATATTTTTATGTCATCCATTATTTAATATCAGTATATCTATTATCATATATATTTTATGGTATGCTAAATTTATTTGGTCACTCAGAAAATGGTCCAGTAAATAAATGGTGGATTAATCTATTTGCACCATTTGAAGGACAACACAGAGATCATCATGAAACAAAACATATTAAATCGTAGTAAAGCAGTTAGAACCTCTATTCTACCAGAAGTTTATAATACAATAAAAGATATACCTGTAGATTTTGACGGTATAACCAATTACAAAACAAATATCATTGAGTGGTTAAAACCAATGGTAGACCTAACAGGCTATCATGTTTATCCACGCAATGGTATTACTGAAGGATTAGATTGGTGGTATAATAGAGAGTTGCGCGGCGTAAATATAAGAGAAGGTGACTATCAATGGATTGATAGTAAAAAGGGTGAAGGTAAAATTGCTTACATTAGTCTACCTAGTTCTATAGATGGAAATATAGATATAGGACCAAAACTTTGTCCTATTGCGCTAGATCTTGCATATGTTGGTAGTACACAAATTAAACCAATTGAGTTAGATACAATCGATTATGCTTTCTATAGTTTAAGTAAATCATTCGGCGTAAGAAATATAAGGACCGGATGGATATTTACAAAGGAACCGGATCCTAAACTAGAGGCATTGACTTTTAGTGCAAAGTATTATAATTATTATGCACATCAAGTTGCTGAAAATATTATAAGTAACTACGATATAGATTATGTGCATAATCGTTTATATGATGAACAACTACGTGTATGTAAAGAATTAAACGTAACACCAAGTGACAGTGTTTGGTTAGCAACAAGTACACATAACGATTGGAGCAAGTTTAGAAGAAAAGATAACCTTGCTCGTATATGTTTAGCAGGAGTTTTTAAATTATGAAAAAACACAATTTGCCAACGATATCTAATTTCAATTTAAATATTGATCTTACTAAATTACAAATGGAAACTGACAAGCTAACAGAAAAATTCGTAGATGTTAAATCAGCCAATCCAATGTTATGTGATAATCATATGGAACTCGTAAGTCAAGTTTATGATAATTTTGAACAAATTAATTTAACGACACCTAGTAAAATTTTACCTCATACTACAAGCATTAAAGAAAGATTAAAACGTAGAGAAGAACATTTATACAATGTTCCTACTAAAGATTATACTGGAAGTTATTTTGAAAAAATTATTACACAACTTAATGCTTCTGCAAGTAGAATCCGGATTACAAAACTTGCTTGTAATAAAGTGATACCTTTTCACGTAGATTATGATATAAATTATGCTGTAAGGTGTATATGTCCTATCTATGGTGATGATCAAGTTGTAAATCTATTTAAGCGAGATAATAAACTTGAAGCATATAATCTAGAAAATGGCAAAGCTTACTTTTTAAATATTGGTTATCCTCATGCAGTTGTAAATATGAGTAATAAACCAAGGATCGCATTAATGTTTAGTTTAGATGGTACCGATGATCTGGAAACTATGTGGAATACGTAATTACAAAAAAGAAATTGATATTCTTTTTCAGCAAAATAAATATCATAAGCATGCAAGCAATTATTTAAAATATCCACTATTTGAATGGACAGCCTTTGCACGTATGGGATTTGATCCTCATCTTGTTTATTACTCTGCAGGTATTGAAAGACCTGAATATAATGGCTCTATTCGAATTATGTCTAGACATACTAGAGATATAAAATATAATTTTGGTGGATGGAAAGCAGATTTAACTAGAGGATTGGAAACGCTAGACTTATCAACAGAAATGGCTATTGATTTAGGGTATGATGATATTTGGGTTTCACGTGAAGAAAGTCCTAACTTATTAGAATATTTTAAAAGTAATAGTAAATATAAATGGAAAGTTAATTACGAAAGATTACCAGTTGGAGGAACACAGTATGTCCTTCGTAAAGCGTAAAGTTTTCTTAGGAACAATATCTTCAGTATACGAAGATTGGGCACCTTATGCTGTAGGGTGTTTAATTTCGCATTGCTTAAAAAACGAATTTATTGAAAAGCATTATGAATTTTTAGAACCAGAATATAGACATAAGTGGGATACTGAAGAATTTAATTTAAAGCTAAAACAAACTGATATTCTAGGGTTAACGTGTTATGTTTGGAATCAGGTAGCAAATGATAAAATAGCAAAGCGGTTTAAAGAATATAATCGAAATGGTATAGTTATCTTTGGTGGTCCTAATGTACCAGAAGATAATTTAGAAGATTATAAAAGAAGCTTTGTTGATCACTATATCACCGGTCCAGGTGAACTACAATTTGAAAAAATATTAGATCCATCTGCAAATACTGAATACGTAATTCCAACTCCGTATACTGATGGAATACTCGATACTATTATAAAAAATAATGTTAGTGTTGCTTATGAAACTAATAGAGGATGCCCATATAGGTGTGCATTTTGTGATTGGGGCGGTGTATCACGTAGTAAAATTAAAAAGGTAAATGATAATGATGTGTATGAAAATATAGATTATATTCTAAAACATAAAGTTAAACGTCTTGAAATCCTTGATGCTAATTATGGCATATTTGAAAGAGACTTAAACTTTATTAAACATATTGTTGACAATAAACAAAGAGATGATATGTTATTGACATTTGCTGGATTTGCAAAAAATGGAAGTAAATGGACTGCACCAATTATGAACTTGGTGATGGATAATTTTAATGATAAAAAAAGAAATATAAAAATAAGTTTACAAACATTTACACCAGAAGTTTTAGCCGCAATTGATAGAGATAATATTAAAACAGAAAAACTTTTAAGCATTTTAGATGATTTAGAAAATGTAGATATTAATACGGAATTAATTATTGGATTACCCGGTGAAACCGCAAGTACTTGGGCTGATACTTTATTTAAACATAAAGAGTTAAATATAGATTTTGCGCGGGGATATCCATTATATATTCTACCAAATACACCTATGGCTAAGAAAGAATATCAAGATAAGTATGATATAAAAACTAAGAAAATGATTTTACCAGATGGTGAAATGTTTGAAATGATATATGAGTGTTATTCTTATGACCTAGAAGAAT